TGCATCGCCACCCATGTCTGCCATTGGGTCGGCTTCTACTTCAAATTCGTCTAGATCAAAATCTTCTTTTACTTCTTCTTCATCTGACTCATCTACTTCTTCGTCATCTGACTCATCTACTTCTTCGTCAGTTGCTTCATCAACTTCTTCATCTGTTGCTTCATCAACTTCTTCATCTGATAGATCATCTTCTAGTAAATTTTCATAAATTTCACGTGATTTTTCTACCACAATTTCGTGGAAAAGATCTGCTGCGCCTTCCTTGTCTTCATTAACAAGGCGGTCAAGCATTTCTTCAAATTTCTTGATATCTGACATTGTTATTCTCCTAATAAATGTTTTACCTATGGTAAGGCTGTCATTTGTATTTAGTAAACACAAGAAAAACTACATAGATATAGGCGAAAAACGTGGCAAAAATTGCACAGTCTACGAAATATTGAACATTTTTTTAAAATCTTCAATAAAAATATGTTGTATGTTGTTAAATTTATTTAGTTCCGGCGGGACAAAATTATCTGGTGCTATAACTCTAATAAACATAACTTTTGGATTTTCTTTAAGAATATTAGTAGTTTGTTTAATCCAGTTGCCGTAATAAGTAGCACCGTCTGATACTTTTTTATAGTTTAAAGTGCCTGCATATAAGTTATTTACTAGTCTATTATTTTCACCGATACCTTTATAATCAAATCCTAAAATAAAAATTTTATTGTATTCATGTCTAGCAGAAAGCCAAAGTGCTGTTGGCCCACTGCTCCATCCTTTGCTTGGTTGAAATAAATTTAAGTTTTCAATACTTCTATATGCTTTATTTGGATTAGTCCAAACTTGATTAGTATTTTGATATCCTGTAGACGCTATTTCTAATATCATTTTAACATCTACAGCAACTAAAAAATCAGGACTGTATTCTCGATATAATGCATTACATCCGTATATTATACCGTGCGGTTCTAGTGATGGAATATCTATAGATTGTCTACTAGTACCGTTGCCTAAAACAAATGCTGTTTTAAACAGTTTTAAGTTTCTATCTTTTTGAAGAGAAATTGGTTCAATTTCATTCTTTTCAATTAAGGCACGTTGTTTTTCTAACTTACGTCTGTCCCTTATTTTTTGAAATTGTTCTTTAGTGTATTGAGTTTTGTCTATCTTTGCCATTAAGCCATCGCTGCTGCTTGTGCTGCTAATCCGTACATCTGTCGAACAAAGTTAAGTTCATTTGCTTGTTCTTTTGTGTGTACCTCAGCAGCCTTGCGGGCGCGATTTATTTGGCTTAATGTTAATCTAGTTTTACGAGTATCGTCTGCGTTAACAATCGACTGGTCATGCTGAGGATCATACTGATCATTTTCAGTAGGTTCTAATGTTTCTTTATCGTAATAAAATAATTCTCTCAGTATCATGTTAGTATTTATATCGTTTGCTCAGTTGCTGCTCCGCCAGCACCTAAGTCTGATCCTGTAGTAGTTTCGGGCGGACTAGCTTCATTACCTACTTCTGGTTCTTCGCCATCTGTTGATATGTCTTCCGCTCCATCTAAATCTGCGCTAATTCCTGCAGAACTGATTCCTGCTCCACGCATTTCACCTGCAGAATCTGTTTCAGGTGTATCTAGGTTTTCGTCGTTTTCTTCACGCCATAGTCTTTCGTTCTCTGCAATCTCTTCTGGACTCATACCTAAGAATCGTTTCATTGCGAATCTATTTGATATAAATGGAACTTGTTGTATTTGACTAAAACTTGGAATACGTGCATTGTCTAATTCCGATTGTCTATACGCTGCAAAGTTTTGCGGCTCTTGGAATATAATATCAAACATCGCAGTATCAATGTTTACACCTTGTTCTAGCAGATAACGTTTAAAGTCTTGATTAAATTCTTCATTGATTAGACCTTGCAGACGTTCGCAGTAGTTATTGAAGCGAAGTTCTTGAATGTATGCAGTGCCAACTCGTCCATCTTGAAATGAAGTGGCACCATCGTCAGCTCCAGTAGGTAAGTACGAAGATGGGATACGTAAGCCGCGTACCAGCTTATTAGTAAAGTATCTAAGGTCATCAATTTCTCCTAAGTTAGTACCACCTGGTAGTGTTTCAACTTTGGATCCTCTACCTTCAGCAGTTTGTGGAAAGAAGTAATCTTCGTTAATTGACAACGGGTTGTAACTACTGTCTACGACATTCTGACCCCCGCCTGTCTTAGACGGAATACGTCTTTGATGGATTTCAGTTTTTACTCTTTCCACAAATTGCATTGCCAAGTGACTTGGCATGTTACCTACGTCAACATAAAATACCCTACGTTCTGGTGCTCTTTGTACTCTGTAAATAATAATAGCATCTTCAAGTAATTCTTTTTGCTTGTATACTTTAAAAATACTTTCTAATAATGAATTACCAAATGGATAGTTTTGGTCTAAGCCTTCTGACAAACTTAAATGTAATACATGTTCTGCATCAATTGCTGTTTCGCCATCTTGTATTTCAAATCTAGAACCTGCTTGCTGCGGAGCATTGCCAACCATACCTTGGCCGCTTCCTGTAAAGTACCCTGTTCTAGGATTTCCGCCGCCGTGTAAGTTGTTGTTAGTTTGAAATGGTGTGGTTGCTACTAGATCTTGACAATTTAGATTAAAGTCTTTGATAATGTACTGTTCAGGCTTTTTACCTTCACTTTCATTTACAATAATTCTAACTACATTGCCTGGATCAATGTAATACCATTTTTGTGTTTCAGGATCTCTAACAAAAAATGCATCGCCATATTTAAAAGTATTACGGAAAATACGAAACATTCTTGTTTCAAATTGTTGTAGTTTATGCCACTGTTTTAGATATTGACCTAAAATTGTTATTTCACTATTTGTTGCTTTTTTATTAAATTTAAATTTAAAGCTAGTATTATTTTCTTCGTTAGTTTGTGTACAAAATTCTGCTAGAATATCTAGTGCAGCATTAACTTCACTATCATGATCCATTGTGTTGTATTGCCCATAACGTTCAACACGATTTGGACTTCCTACATACACATCTGGAAGATATGAACTATAATTAGAACGTGCTGGACCAGGCTGTGACGAAGCACCGCGACCACTTATTGGGCTATAAGAACCATTTGGATTATTACCTGTTGGTACCGGTGTAAAATATTTTTTCCAGCTCATTGTATCCTCTTAACTTAACAAATTATTTGACATGTCGCCAATTCTTTTTCTAATCTTTGTACTCTCATCTGCATTAGTAGTATTTACTGCTACTAATTGTTCGATTGGAGTTTTAATAGTATTAGTTAACGCTTCTTCAAAACCACGTCTAATGTCTCTTGGCATTGAACCCAAAGCTGAAGTAACTATCTGAGATATTTGATCTGGCTCCAAAGTATTTGTATTCATCGATGCTAAATTAGTTACATTATTTCTTAATGTATTTAATCGTCCTTCAATACCAGACATTCCAGAACTGATTGTAGTTGATATAATTCTTGCCGAAGATGGATCAAAACTACTGCTTAATGAATCATTAGCTGCGTATAATGTAGATGAAACAGTTCTGTATACTAAGTCGCCTAATTGATCAGGAGTAAGTACTGATTCCAATCCATGTAGTGGAAAATTTCGAGTTTCAAGACCAAAGTTTTTAAATATTCTTCCAAATCTGCCTATTGTGCCGAATCTCCCGCCGTCATCATCACCAGTTTGCCCAGGCACTGGGTTCAGTCTTAAATTAGAGCCGCTAATGGTAATTTGAGCATTGTTTGCGTCCATTCGTATTGTTCTAGATTCTAATCTATTAATACCGCTGAGAATTCGTTCCATTTCAGATAAAAGTTCTGCTCGTTGTACAGGATTTGTTTCTGATAGATACTGATCAAATTTCGATTGTAGTTGACCTGCAAGGTCTTCACCTGCTGTTCCTAATGCATTACCAGAATTAACTGCATCGGTAACGACTGTTTGGAACTCACTAGCACTAATATCCATACCATCTATTAAGCCTCTTACAGCCTGTCTAGCTTTTTCGGCGTCATTAGCAATCATATCATTTAGGTTTGTAACTAATGTTGCCATACCAGTTACAATTCCTTCAAAATGGGCATAGGCTTCGTCGATTGTCATCTCTCTTAAACCCTGTGCTTTTCGCTCGCCAGCAATTTGTAAACGAAGAAATTCTAGATAACCTTCTTGTCCAGTTCTAATTGGATTACCGTTGTTATCAGTACCTGTTCCTGCTCGAGGAGTTTGTAATGCAAGAACTCTCCTAACTTCTGCATGAACTTCTTCAGGTGATGGGACTCGGCCAAGTCTGGTTTGTAGATCTTGTTGTGCTCTTTGATAATTTAAATATGCTCCGCGTCCATACTGGTCACTTGCCATTTCGCCTACCATCTTGTCCATAAATTGAGAAAATTCATTCTGGAAGCCAGACATGTTTGTAAATACTTCAGAAGAAGGTATTGTTGAAATTTGTGCAGCAAGTAAGGTCTTTAATCTATCAACTTCAGTTCTATCATTTCTATCTTGTGCTGCGCGGATTGCTTCTAATGTTCTAACAAATTCAAATTGAGCAGCGTATACATTTTCTCCTTGAAGAACACCAGCTTGTCCTAAAATGTCTCGAGCAACGTTTTGAATTGTTGGACCAAACTGTTGTAGCTCTGCAATAATTTGTGCTGAAGTTCCTTGAACATCACCACCTAATTGATTGTCTCTTGCTATAACTGAAGGCTGACGTGCCTCATCTATGAACGCCTCTTGTAGTTTGTCTCGTTCTTTACCTGTTAGTTTTGCTAACTCATCTAAAGTTTTTGTATATTCTAAAAATCCTCGATGTAATTCTGCTTCGTCTCTTCTTCTGCCATAACTTGAAAATTTTAACTGATTTTGATAATTTAAAAATGCTTCGACGGTTTCGTCTGTTGTAAAACCTAATTTTGCTATCTCGTTTTCAAGGTTAGGAATAACACTTCTATTAAGCATTTGGTCAACTGAGTTTAAAAAGTTTATTGCACCTTCATTAACAGATGTCCCAAGACCAACAAATGCTTGACTGTTTTCCCTAACTAAACCAGCAAACTGAGTCAAGTTCATACGTGCTTTAGTGACTGTAGTATCCATCAACTGCATGTTATAGTTGAAATTAATACCGTAATCAGTAAATTGTCGTAGTGTGTTAAATCTATCTTCAAAGAAACTAACACCTTTTGCCAAACTAGGACCTAATCCCGGTAAGGTAGCAACAAGGTCACTTACTGTAGTGCCAAATTTTACAAATCTATTATTAAATATTTCGTCGGCTTTTCTTGCAGCAGCAGTTAAGTCGTCAAGGGCTTCAGAGCTATTACTAGCAGAAGCGCCAATTTTGTCTAGATCTTCGTCGGTTCTATTTGTGACTGCCAAAATTATTTCCTTACATTTTTATGACATATAAATAAATTATGTAACTAACATATTTATCATTAGGAAAAAGACATGGACTCACCTTTACAAAAGTATACAAGACAGCCAAAATTATACATTTCCTTGCCACATGGCGGAAAATGGTATAGTAAAAACAATATTACTAAAACTGAGGATATTGAAGTTTATAGTATGACTGCAAACGATGAGATTGCGCTAAAAGTTCCTGATGGTTTATATTCCGGTAAAGTAGTTACAGAAGTAATCAAAAATTGTATTCCGTCTATTAAAGATCCATGGATGATTCCAATGACAGACTTTGATTATTTGTTAGCAAGTATTAGACTTGCATCTTACGGTGAAACTATTAATGTTGAATCTAAATGCAAAAAATGTGAAAATATAGATACATTTGGTATTGAAGTGCAGAGTGTTTTAAATCATTATGAATCTATCGAGTTTGTACCAGATGTTAAAATTAACGACTTTTTATTTAGGATGAGGCCTTTGTACTATAAAGAGGCGTCAGATTTAAGTAAAATATCAATGCAAGTACAACGAACACTAATGCAATCTATTCCAAAAATTGAAGATCCTGATGAGCGTCAAGAATCTATTGATGCTCTATATGCTCAAATTAATCAAGCAACACTCAATGCTGTAGCAGCTACAGTTGTAGATATTTCTACACCCGACGGGGAGGTAGAAAGTCAACCGCAGATTGTTCAAGATTTTATTAAAAACAGTGATCCTGTATTTTTTAATACTTTACAAGAAGCGTACAAGAAAAACACTGAAAAGTTTGCAATACCAGTATCAGATGTAGAATGTAGTGAATGTGGAACTAAGAGTCAAATTGCACCTAATTTGGATTACGCAAATTTTTTCGGAATAGGCTAGTTTTTTGTTCTGACGAGGAAATTTTAAAACTAGCCAAAGACTTTGAAACTGAAATAAAACAAATTAAACATTCAATTTATAAAATAGGATGGTATATGCGCGGTAGCGTAAATTCTGAAACTTTATTTTCTAATACTGATATTGAAGATATAGAAATACTTAATAAGATTGTTGAAGAAAATATCGAAGCTAGTAAAAAGTCTGGTCTTAACTTAATTTAATTTTCTAACTAAAAACTAAAAATACCTCTAGGATCGTTAGGATTAGCACTTCCACTACTATTGCTACTACTACTAGTACTACTACTACTTCCACTAGGTGCTAATCTGTCTACAACTGCCGCTTGTTGATCATCAAATTGAGGATTACGAAGTACTTCATCTCGCATATTATTTAAATTTCTTTGAATTTCGTCTGTAGTAAAGTCAGAAGTAAAATCGGACATTTGTCTCATAGCAGCATCATTGCCAGCTGTAGCCCATCTCATTAGTTTTACAATTGGAATACTACTTTCATCGGCAGCAGTTGACATGTCCCATTCAAATGTTTTATTAACAATGTATTGTACTACTGATGCTCCCATTCCGGATCGTAATAAAAGCCATTCAGCAAACCATATAACTCCTGAGCCTAATAGATACGTTATTAGTCCTGTAACAATTCCACCTACTCCTGCACCAAATGCAGCGCCTACTCCTGCCGATAATGCCGTAGCACTGAGTCTGATTGCTCTTAGAGCAGTAATAAACTTTTTAATATTTCTAACAGGTGCTGCTGCTAAAGAAAGAGTAGCTTTACCAGCTGATAAAGCAGCAGGTATAAAATATGCTAATGTTGCCATCCAATATGCACCAATTACAACAGCATATGTTCTCATAATATATTCGTCGTACAACGCCATATTTTTTTGGTAGTGTGTATCCCACTCTTCGTCACTCATTTCAGCTACAGTGCGTTCCATTTCTTCTTCGGACATAGTTTTAGGAAGAGTAAGATAGCCAGCTCGTGCCATAAGGTATATATAATCTAAATATTCTTGAAAATTATCAGACATACCTTCAGGTGGATCACCAAGATCGTAGTCACCAAAGACACGGTCAAACATAGCAGTATAATCTACAGTAATACCTATAGCTGCGGCTAGTAGATAAACCCACGAGTTTCGTAACTTAGGTGCAAGAAATTGTCTTGGATGCATACGACGATAACCTCGTCTAAATCCTACTCGAGCTCTAGGTAAAAGTCTTCTTCTTTTATTATCTAAATCATCGTCTCCAGTTGAAATTGGTCCTGTTCTTTGTCTACGAAGAGTGTCGCGATACTCTTCAGCTTCTCCAGGAGATGCAAATCTTGTAGTTGCTGCCGGGCTGTCAGTTGCAGTATCCCATACCATCCAATCGCCGCCACTTACTTGTTTTAAATCTAATTCTTCCAACAAAGCCAGTTGTTTATTAAATTCAGAAGTTAAAATTTTAGTTAAAAACTCATTAGCTTCGTTAAGAGATTGCTCGTGAATTTTTGCTTCATTAAGTGATCTTTTTGATTGTTGTAATACTTCGGTAACTTGCATAGTCCAATTCCCATACTCTAATATATCTTGCTGTTGTATTTATGTAATTCGCTTTGCGAATTAAGTTTTCGCTATCGCTCAAACTACTTACTTCGTATTTAATTATGTGTGATAGAAGTGATTATATATGAAAATACGCTTTACGTAGTAAAGCGTTACAGTTTCATGTAGATTGTTTCAGTCAGACGGAACCTGTTACGGTTCCATCCTGCCTCAAAATTAGCTTCATGTGAGTTCGTCACAGCCGAGACTTGGAAGTAGGTGTTTTCTGCTGTACAATGGGCTCTGACCTTTCCCAACCTACGTCGACATATGTAACATAAAGAGTGCATAA